TGAACGGTTCGACGTGCACGAAACACCGCCACCTGTCGTGCCAGCGCACCTTGTACTTCGCCGCACGCGCGGCAAGTTCCAGCAATTCGCGGTCGCTGCCGTCAGTCTTGGTTGTCATGATTGTTCCTGCGATGGACAACTGGCCCACGGCGGGGCCAGCCACTAGTTACGCCGCGGCTTACGGCAATTCCAACCGGTAGTCGGTATCGGCCACCAAGTTATTGAGCGAGTCGATGCGCCGGTAGATGCGCTGCAATTCCTGCGCGAACGGCGACAACGGCATCGAATCTATGTCTGCCCCCGCGGTGCTGTTCGCTGGCTCGGGCGGACGGATCACTGGATCAAGACGGTTAGTGAGGCGCACCGCATGGCTTTCCAACGTGTCGATGATGCTGTTGATCGCGTGCAGGCCCTGCACGATCTCTCCCGATGACGGAGCAGCCGCGATGGATTGGCGAGGGATGGCGGATTGGACGCCGTTGCCGATGATGTCTTGGCTCATAAAATCCTCTCAAAATTCATCATCATGACGGCTTGCTTTCTTCCACTCGCATTGGTAGACGCGCACGGTCGAGCGCGACAAGCCTATTTGCTCTGGCCGAGGCGATGATCATGGGTGAGTGAATAGGGCGCGGCGTGTAGCGTTTCGTACGCCGGGCCTTGGGATGACGGTTACTCATAGGGTGCATCCAGGCCGGTGGCTGGATATTCAGTGCTTCCAGGTCACGGTGCCATTGGAATTGATCGTTCCGTGCATGGTTTCGGGCAGGCTCGCGGCCACCTGGAATTTCGGCCCCTCGGGGGCGCCTTCGATGCCTTTCGCCGTGGCGGATTCAGGGCATACGCCACCGGAAGCCTCAAACGCCTTACGGGTGAGGTCAGAACCGAAGCAGGCCATCCGCAGTTTTGCGGCCTCATGCAGGCCGAGCTGCCACAGCACCACGACATCCTGTCGGACGTTGCAGTCGAACATTTCTTTGGCGTGGCTGCCGCCGATCACGAACCCAGTCCAGCCGACGCCCGCGGTATCCGAACCACCACAATTCGAGGGACTGAAACCGAACGCACTGGGCGCCGCATAAAGGCTGGGCGTCGTGTCGACGCGAGTGTGTTGATAGGGCTGCGCCGAGGTGAACGTCACCGCTTGGTTGTTGCCCATGTTCGCGGCGGCAGAGGACGCCTGCGTCTGCGCGGAGCTGGAAGCGGTAGTGCCCGCGAATACGGGCGAGGACAGTACAATGGCCGCAGCGGCCAAGGCGACGATTTTCATGTGGAATCTCCTAAGTCTTGGCCGTTAGGGGCCGGTTGCGACCCGGCCCCGTTTGCCGATTACCAGTTGCTGTGGCTGAAATCGCCGATCGATTGAAAGCCGGCAATGCCGCCGATGGCGCCGGTAGCGAAATTGGCGGTACCCGAGGCCGTGTTGTCGGAAGAGGCGAACGCACTGTTTCCATTCAGGATGGAATTGCCTTGCATGCCGACCTGGTCGGTAATGCCAAAGCCGCCGGCGACGGCATATTGGGTCGCGCCGGTGTTGACCGTGGCGCCGGACGGCGTGACCTGGCCGCCGATGGTGGCCGAACCACCCGAAATCGCACCGGCTGCCTGCAGGCTGTAGCCGGAGCCTACGACCTCGGTGCCCGCGGCAACCGAACCGGTGGAGTTCGATGCGGCCGAACCCGATGCGGAGCCGACGAAACCGGCCGCGCCACCCGCAATCACACCACCCGAGGGGCCTTGATTGCCGTAGTTGTTCCCATGGGCGAATGCCAGGGGAGCGCAAACCGCCAGAATGGCGGCCAAAAGAACTTTCTGAACTTGCATGTGGTTTCTCCTAGGTATTGCCAGTGACCGACTGGCAGCGGTTAAAACATCAGCGACAGCAGGAAAGTGCCTGCGGTGATCAATGCGAAGCCTGCGGTGATACGTAATACGTCAGACATGGTCAGTTCCCAGGCGCTTATTGGGCGCCCGGGCCTCACGTAGTGAAGAAAAGTTATGATTTCCGAAAACTTCTATCGGAGAGAGCGATGCCAGTCAGAGAAATCGATGGGTTTGAGGTATGGTCATCAGCCAGCCAAGCTGGCGACGGTGCTTATTGGGGAGAGATCTCAACGAAACCGCTTGACGGCTCGGCGGGTGCAAAAATTTTCAGGATCCCAACCCAAAGAAAATTGAATTCGCTGCGGGAAGCTCAAATCGTAGGAGCCGACGCGGTAGCCGCCTTGGAGAGGGTGGACACTAATGGCATACCAGCACCAATCATTGATCCAATTCGGGACTAGCCGCGTGAAAATGCTTTTGTAAGTGCCGCATCAACGCAATGTCTGCGAAATCGGGCTGCATTCGCGATGCGTGCGCGGTCATGGTGCCCGCTGCAGTGCCGCAGCAGACCCAGATAGCTGTTGATGGTTGTCAGCGATTCGGCGGGCGAGATTTGCTCGATGGCGTCCAGCCCGGCCATGACGGTCCGGCGTCGTGCCTCCATGCGCCACGGCTTGATGACGTAGCCAGCGAAGTCCACGCCTCGGCTGATGGGCTGGATGATGGTCTTGCGCTGGTTGAGCGCCAAGCCCAGACCGGGAAGAAATTCCTCGATGTCGGCTCGGGCCGCATTCAGCCATTGCGCGGATTCGTGCAGCAATACCATGTCATCCACGTATCTGACGTAGTGACGCACCCCGATGATGTGCTTGATGTGCTGGTCCAGGGCATCCAGCAGGACATTGGCAAAGAACTGCGACGATAGGTTGCCGATGGGCAGACCATGATCGGGCGGCGCCGACAGTAGCCGTTTGTGCGGAGGCACCCGATCCATAAGGGCTGGGTCGCCGTGGTATTCGTAGTTCGTCCTCGGGTCGTGGAACAGGATCAAGTGGCCGAGGTCGCGCCACCAGGGATCCGTGATATGTTTTTCGAGCAGCGGCCAGACGGCATGCTTGTTGATCGACACGAAAAAGTTCGCGAGATCCAACTTCAGGTAATAGCCAGGGATCGACCAATTCTGTGTTTGGCTGCGAACCTTGGCATGCAGGCGCTGAGCCCCGTAGAGCGTCCCGCGTCCGGGAATGCATGCGCAAGAGTCCGAGATGAACCGGCGCTGAAAATCGCCGGCGATCTGGTTGTAAAGAAGGTGATGGACGATCCGATCCCGGAATTCAGCCGCCCATACCTCGCGTGGCTTTGGCCTGGTGATGACGAAACAGATAGACCGCCCAGGCCGGTACGATCCATCTGTCAGCTCTTCATGCAACTCGATCAGGTTACGCTCCAAGTATTGTTCAAACCGGAGCGCGCTGGCCGTGTTGCGTTTGTTTCGCCGGCAGCCGTAATAGGCTTCCACCAGCAATTCGAACGAATAGCCAAAATCCATCGAAACACTCGTGATGATTTGCGGAAGGGGCGAACGCGGAACTCGTTGTTGCGATTCCAGTTGTTGACGTTGCCGTTCTCGAAGTCCACGGCCCAGGCGTTGTTCTGGCCGTAGGGCGAGTGCCGCACTATTCACGTCGCCTCGGCGAGTCCTTGCGGACTCATCGGGGAAACTGCGCTGGATCACTGCGACCGCTGCCGCCGATATCCATGTCTGCGCCTGTCGGTGCCCTGGTGAGGCAGCGGTGCGACCAGATCATCTATGCACACTGGATCGACCGCCTTGACGGCCGACCTGCTGGCGCTTTTCGGTGTGTTCCTTCCAGCCGGTGAGTTGCCGCCCAATGCTCTGGGTGAGCTTGATTGCCTTGGCGTGATGCCTGCGCGACATCCTTTCAAGATCCACGGCAAGGCGCATCGACAGTTCGATGGCTACCACCTTTTCACGCATGCCCTGGATGATCCCCACTCGGTCTGATGATGATGAGTTGGCGTGGTACACGCCCATTACAAGATCAAAGCACTGCTCATGCAAACTCCTTCCCAATACAAATTTGTGGTCCTTCTGCATGTTGGCTACGACCTGGGAAATCAGTTTCGACAATTCGAAGGATTGCTTGTAGATAGGTAGATCAGTGTGCAGAGCCATGTCGTAGGCGGGCTATGCCCGCAAAAGAATTAAAGGGATGAAGCGATGATGCTGCGGAAGGGGCGAACGCGGAACTCGTTGCTGCGAACCCAGTAGCCGACGAGGCCGTTCTCGAAGAACACGGCCCAGGCGCTGCCCTGGCCGCAGGGCGTCGAGGTCACCTGGATCGATTCGAATCCTTTTCGGGGAAAGAGGTTCGGGACATTGATGTAGGCGAGCATCACATCTTCCTGGCTGCCGTGGCGCCAGTCGGAAAACCCATTGATTTCGCCCTTGGCGGCGATGCGCTCGGCGGCGTTGTCGTGGCTGGCTTCGATATCGAATTCCGAGCTACCGGGAATGATGAGGTGACGGGTTTCTCCATCAATAAGTCGGCTGCCGACGAAAATGCCGCCTTGCTCGGGCCAGGGCTGGCCGATGATCGGAGTTGCGATGGTCGTAGTTTCGCTCATGAATGGCTCCTGCCGGGCTGTGCCGGTGAAAAGGGATAAAGGAATTAATGGGTAAATCTGCGGAAGGGGCGAACGCGGAACTCGTGGCTGCGATACCAGTCGCCGACGTCGCCGTACTCGAAGTCCACGGCCCAGGCGTGGCTCTGGCCGAAGGGCGTCGAGGTCCAGTAGTAAGAATCCTTGCCGAACAGGTGCGGCATGTTGGCCTGGGCCACGATCAG